TGAGTGACTGCCTGACAATGTGTCTAGCGACTGGTGGACCATACTCTCCTTTCAAACCACCATAATTGGAGAGGCACCTACCACCCGGTCTTATCCCGGACCTCCTGCACAGCCCACACTTGTCTTGTGGGAATGTCAGGATGGCGTAAGTCAGAGGGTGCAGGCATGACATACTTGGCAGCATAGTCACGCCACTCTGGCTTCATGTAGCTCGACAGAACTCCAACGGTGAGCGGCTGGAGACTGTCTAATCCTTCCAAATACTGCTCGAACTTAATTTGGGCTTCTACAGCTATCCCAAATTTATTTTCGACCAAAATGCGAGACCGAGGCCCCACCGGGCACAGAGGGACAGGGTTTCGCAAAGCAGCAATGAGGACCCCTCTCTGATACTCGTTCACACCTTTGGAGTTTACGATTCTCCATAGGGCATACTTGCCTACATCCTGAGTTACTCGGAGCCCATAATTAGCTAGAGCTTGAACTATAGGGCAACCAGGATATTGGTAGGCCAGCGAGAGGGCTTTGCACCGTAAAAGGGCCATTTTCTTGCGGTCATTAGATCTAGCGAAGGAAGAACCGGTCCACCCAAATGTCATAAGAACACGACATGGGTCACGTATGTTTCGCTTTTCATATTCATCAAATATGATACCGCAGAAGGAAGCTTCAGAGATTCTATCATGGACCTCCAACTTGATGATTAGACCTAAGCTTTCGAAATCGGCTTTCGAGGGTAGCGGCCCGGAAATGACGAAAAGACCATCATCCCCCTCAACTACTCCTTTGACGATAGAGCCGAGTTCATCACACAGGAAAAGCATGAACATCAAGTTTGAAAACCCATTTCCGAGAGAAGTGCACATCTCCCCGGACATTCTGGTAGCTTCCAAGTCGACCGAAAAATATTTATACTGGCAGTGGTTACGGCCTGCCAGGACGTTATTGCATAGAGACATGAACTCATCATGTTCCGGAAGTTGAGCTGTCATGTAGTCGTACAATTCAAACTCAACCGACCTCATAATCTCCTTAATGAACAGTGATTCAAAGGCCGTGTAGTCAGTGGCGAGAAATTTTCCCCCCACCATATCTAACATTCCCACGATGTATTGGGGCCGCAAATGGACCGGAACGTGTTTAATAAAGGATGGATGCGAATAGACAATCTTCTCAATCGCTTTAAAAATGGGTCCTACCTTAATTTTAAAAGCGTCGGTTCTTGAGTTGATTCCCCTGATATGCTTAAACTCGGGATAAGTCTCATCCTTAGGGAATGACTTACAAACGAAATCATTTGCAGCCAACATCCCACCACACCGGACCCACTCTCTTGCTAACTCGTTCTTCCTCCAAAGAGGATACGGCGTTGAAGCAAGCCACGTTGCGACTGTAACGTCTTCAAAACAGTCAAGTGGAGTCCAGGTTTTCCGAACAAATTTTCTAACCCATGCACGCAGTCGGAAAAGTCTCGTTGCATTGGGTACTGGAGGTGCAATGGCAAAGCGTTTGCACACCCCAGCTGCCATCGTATATGGGTCTGAGGGATCGGGTTGCGGTTCAGCATAGCCTACGACATGACATCGTAAACTCACT